ATTCTTTAGGCAATGCATTAACAAAAGAAATAACATTTTCGTTGATTACATTCGGGACCTTTAAATAACAAAATTTTATTTTCTCCCCATTTGTAATAACAGGATATTTCTTATCTATATTGTATTTATACAACAAGTTATTGTAAAGAAGTGAACCTCTTACATGAATAGGAGTTCCTTTCTTATATATTGAAGCGGCATTATGATAATTTGTAACATTCTGAACACCTCTTGGAAAAGCTATTTCTTCTATTGGTAATTGTTTAAATTCATTCCAAGCATCTTTAATAAACTCCCAAACATCATGTTCTGTTTCATTCATAACAACTTTAAGACCTTTTTCTAATTTCTTTCTACACCACATTGGAGTTGAAGATTTAGCTGTTTCAATACCCATCATCTTTAATCTAGGATTTCTGTATCTAACTCCTTCTAAATCATGTACATTAAGAATATATCTTTTCTTAGCTGTCCATATACCCTTATCAGCAATGACTTCTCTACCCATATTCATTTTATTTTCATAAGCATTCATATATGAAGATAATTCTTCATAAGATTCATTAATCATAGGTTCTATTTTTTCTCTAGCAATCGTATCTAGAAATTCTACAGGATTCTTTGGACTTACTTTTTTAATCAATTCATCAAATCTAACATAAATTGAATCAGTATCAATCGCAACTACATAATCATCATCACTTTCTAATAAATTATTCATGTATTCATTAACAGCTTTCTCTACCCATTTAATACTTAACTGACCAGCTGTTGTAATTCCCTCAGCTATATCTCTATTGAAGTATCTAAAATATTGATTCCCTAAAGCACCATAACAACTATTAAGGGCAATCTTCTTAGCCATCTGATTATTATTCTCAGCAGTTATAGCATACTCTAATTTCTTTTTTGTTATTAAATCTTCTTTATCTAAATCTTCTAATTCTTTCCTGTGTTGTATCATTTTATTTTTAGTCAACACTCTTTCATCATAAATTTCTTCTAATAGTTCAGGTAAGAAGCCTTGTCTATCTATATTAAACATAGCGCCGTTAGGTGTAACTGTTGTATTTGTCAATGATGTTATATCAACTTCACCTTCTAATAATTGTTTAACAGATATTTCTTGATTAAACTTATCTTTTAAATGAGTATCTGGACTCATATTGTATTGCATAATTAAATGTGGATATAGACTATTTAAATCAAATGACATTACCCATTCATGTTGACCTACTTGTGGCTCTTTAACATAGGCTCCAACAATTCTTGAATCTTGGGATCCTTTCTTTGGTGGTGGGATCATACTTTTCTTTTTTAAAAAATTGTAAATAAGTAAATCCCAATATCGAACTGAACCAAATACATCTTCATAATTACACTTAGCACTATATGCCATGGTAAGTAATAAATCCATTAATTTTAATTTATCATCTAGTTCTTCGACAAGTTCTGTATCGCGAATATTATATTCTAAAAATTTTTGATAATCGTTTCTATAGAACAAATGCATAGCACCAAATTCTGAATAATCAATCTTCTTTTTACCTAATTCTACTTGGGCTATATGATCTAATCTATAAGTTTCTCTAGTAATGTATGTAAACTTTTTATACATCTGTAAATAGTCTAATATAGATATTCCAGATATATTATATGAAATCATTTTCTTTTGACCCATATAAAACCATTCTCTTGAAGTAACTAATTTGTGTGGTGATAAATTTGTAACTGTATCCCAATTAAATAATTTCCAAATTCTATTAATAAGATATGCAATATCAAATGTTTCAACATTCCAACCTGTAATTATATCAGGATCAAGTTCTTTCCAAACTTCCATAAATGTTTTCAATAACTGTTTTTCATGTTGACATTTATAATATTTTATATTGGGATTATCTGTTTTGAATTCAAAATTGTCTGTACCAATAACATGAATTGTTGGGTTACCGAATACTTTTATTGTGATAGCATTTACTTTTTCTTCTGCATCAACAGGTTCTGGAAATCCATTTTCACATTCACATTCTATATCAATACAAAGAATATTTAATTCTTTAAGATCAAATTCTACATTACTAGGAAATACTTCATTAATATAAGTATATTCCCATGAATCTAATCCATGAATATCAACATTCGTATCTTTGAATTTTTTTCTCCAATTTCGAGCATGATTAATAGATTTGAATTTCTTAGCTTGTAAGAATTCACCTCTTATAGATTTATGTGCTGTAGATTTTTTTGTTGGGATATATAAAGTAGGTTCGTATTTTAATCTCTTTATATATCTTTCACCATTCTTTATACCACGAGCTAATATGAAGTCTTTATACTTCTGTACATTTGTATAAAAATGCACTAAATAACTCTTTCGGGTACAAAATGATTTTTTACGGCTAACAGTTTTTCTTCTGCATGTGCCATTTTTTCTATTTGAGTATCCATTGCAGATATGATATCTGGATGCTCTCCAATACCAACAGGATTCGCTAAATAAACTTGTATGTTTGCTCTAGCTTCTGCTATTTCACCTTCATATTTAATAATTAATGCCTCTCTCAAGGTCTTTGCCATTTCACCATTCATAATATATTCCTATTTTATTAATTTTCCATCCTTATCAAATTTATCAGTTACATCAATATCTCGTAACCTATCCATTAATCGTCTTGCACGATTATACACTTGGTCTGCCCATTTAGAATCTAAACCTTCTTTAGATGCTGTCTTATAATCTTTTTTATTAATAGCAGCTAACATTTTTTTAAACTTTGATAATCTAGGACCTCCTAAATTATAAGCCATATTAGCTATTATAAGTTTAACTTCTTCTGGCCAATCTCTCCAGTTGTTATGAAATCGTTCTTCACATTCTTTAAGCACAATGTTTATATCATAAAAAAATAATTCATCTGCTCTTGTTTGTGTAATTGGAGTTCCTATACTTTTACCCCATTCTTCATCTGTAGGTAGAATTAAATGTCCTATGCCGACAGTTTTATAACCTAAATGATCTTCATATATTGAAAGTACACAACCTTCATCACTTGTTATTTCTTTCGTTAGTCTCTGTCTGAACTCTTTGCTGTATTCCATAATTGTATTCCTGTATGCCTTGATTGGCTAATAACTCTATGAGAATATCACCCATAAGTTGATTAAATTCTTCGTCCTCAGAAATTTTATTTATTAAATCTTCGGGACATGATCTAACAGCTCTATCAAAATTAATAGTAGGTATTTCAGATTCAGCTCTAGGAATTAATTCTACTTTTCCATACTGATAGATAATATCTTTATAATTACCTTTTAAAATTTTGATTGCCTTTTCTCCATTTTCATGTACGACTTCTGTATAAAGTCCATCATCATATAATGGATAATAAGTATTTAGTGTTTCATCTTCCTTGGCCACGATATTTCTTATATGAACGCTTTTTATTTTTATTCATAGTTGACATAGATATTTTTATTCTTCTACTACGCCCACCTTGACCTTGTGATGTACATTTTTTAGTGTGATCTAAAGCTGCTCTTTTATATAACAATACCATTATTTCTTTTTGTTTTTAGAACCCTTAGGACGGCCTCTACCTCTTTTAGCTTTAGCTTTTGGCTTAGCTTTAGCTTTAGGTTTTCTACCATCTTTATAGGCTTCATTGACATTAGAAGTTGATTTATCGTCTTTTATATAACGACCTTTAGAATCTCTAGCTCGTTCACCGGAAGGTTCACCAATTAAAAATTCAACAAATTTATTCCAATAACTCATATATTTTTCCTCATAATTAAAGTCATACTATTATTATAACAGCAAACGCTGAGAAGTCAAGTCCTCAGCGTCAACTATTTTTATTTATTCACTCAAGAATTGTTTCTTAGTAGATTTTGAGACCTTACCAATCTCAATAGTTCTGGCTTTCTTTTCTTCCGGAACTACTCTTTCAGCATAAATGGAAAGTATTCCATTTGAAAGATCGGCACCTTTAACCACAACATCATCTGCAAGAACAAAGTTCCTTGAGAATTTTCGTTGTGAGATACCTTGATGAACAAATCCATTATCCTTATCACTAAGCTCACCTGAGACAGTCAGATTAGATTCTTTGACTGAAACAGTCACATCTTCTTCTGAAAATCCAGCTAATGCTAATTCAATAATATAAGAATCTTCCTCAGCACCCTTACGGATGTTATAAGGTGGATAATTGGTTTGTGGTAATGATCGGACTCTATCTAGTTCATTAAAAACTGAACCGAATCCTATTGTGAAGGGACTGAAATCGTCCCATATGCTTAACTTATTCATAAAGTTTCCTCCTATTAGTAAGCAAGGTTTAAAAAAAGTAACCCCTTTCGGCGATTACATATTATATTTATAACAATTATTTGTTATAAATTTTCAAAAGTTGCTCTTTTTTATCAAGCCACAACTTTTTGAATTCTGGATTTTTAGCTCTTTTATAAGCTCTCTCAAGATAAAATATTCTTCGTATTGGATCCTTCATTCCAATAAAAGCTTCTTTTACATCTTCAATTCTCTGTTTCTTCATTATATGATTTATATCCATCAGTTCTACCAATGAATTCCTTTAATTTAATTCTATTTAGTACAGTTTGTTTAAATTTACTATCTGGACTACCATATTTATACTGTGCTATATCGTGTCTATTGACTGTTGCTTTACAAGTAAAACAATCTCCTTCTTGCAATCTATGATCACCTGTATAGCCTTCTTCTTGTTTATGTTGTGATTCGTGTGTAAATTCTTTCGTAGCTGGAAGGTTCCATTGTTCTCTACCATCAAAGGCAATAAAATTGTTACCATGTCTATCTGTCATTCGATAAACCCAATAACCTCGTGTTGTTGATTTTTGTTCTAAAAGTTTGAGAACAAAATCATATCTCTGTTTTTCTTGTCCAACCCAAGAACCTTCTAATTCTTCACTTTTTTCTACTGGCATAAATTAACTTCCAATTGGTTCAAGATGATATGTGTGGTCAGAAGTTTCATGGCCTTTTTTAATAGTCCATGTATCAATATATGCACCATTCTCATTTTCAAATCTTTTAGTATATTTCCAAACACCATCAACTTTTTCAAGTCTAGGTTCTTTATAACCACCATAAACTTCATACTCAATTTGAGATTTTTCAAAATCAGATTGATAATCATCTTCTGCAGTAAAAAGACCAAGGACAAATTCCTCAGACATTTCATTTTTATATTCAATTAATGGAGTAACCTCATTAATACATTCTTGTTGAGACATTCCTTCTGGAATAGAAACAAGGTATTCAGAACCGCCTTTGAACTTCCAGTAGGGCTCACCCTCACCTGTAGTATTATAATTTTCTTTATATTGGGTTCCGATTACTAATAATGACATTGATTCCTCACTTTTTTATTATACAATTTTTTATTTGCTTTTTTCTCTTTTCTTGAAAGAGAATGAATAGTTTTTATATTTGTTTTTATCATTTTGTACCTATATTATACAAAAAGTGTACCTGCGGTATCAAGTTATTTTCCAATATCTTTTATCTCTGATTTAGGTATTACTTGATATCCACCTTTATTATAACCTATGGCTACTGTGTATTTCTTTGATGTTTCTTTCTTGTAAGAATCGTCAGGCTTTCTTGTATTTCCTAAGCCTGAACTAGCCGCTGAAGGATACTTCTCATTAAATTCACGAATCTGTTTCATTCTTTCAGATTCTTGATAAGAAGGTTTTAGTGTTGAATTTGTAGTTGATTGTTTTTTAGTTGATAAACTTTTAGTCTTATAATATGACTTTCTTTTTTTTCCTGTAGGTCCGTATCTTAACGAATTAGTTAAATTTATATATCCCATTTTTTCTCCATAATTAAATTCAAGGAAAGCCTCAATTAAGAAGCTTCCTTTTTACTCATCAGTTTTTAACAAGGTTTCTGCGTGCCTTTTTCGTTTGTTTGTTGTCCCGTATTTTCCCACTTTCGATTTCTAATACTTAGTTTATTATCCACAACCGTAATTGAGAAAGGAGTAGGATTTCGTTTACAGTTGTAGTCTATCATGAACTCAACAACCGACCTACTCTGAAAACTTCTTGTTTCCTGAATCAGTTTCTATAGAACTGACTTTCTCAATCGTATGACATATATTATACAAAAAGTGTACCTGCGGTATCAAGTATAAAACATAATAACAAACATAAGTCCACCACCTATCACATAGACAAGTGTAGATATAACCCATACGGGAATTTTACTCCACATCATTAAGTGGATTTTCTAAGATAGTGGATATCTTTTCTTCTAAATCTGATCTATTATCTCTAATGTCTTGATCCATTTCACGAAAACGCTTCTGCATTTCTCGCTCCATTTCATAAACATCAGTTCTAATTTGTCTTTGAGTTTCTGCAGAGCTTGTTTCTACTTCTCTAGCAAGTCTAACTGCAGTTGTAATTTCTCCTTGTAGATTATCTTTTATAACATCTGTAAGTGCTACTAACTTATCCATTTCAGCTTGTATTTGTGCTGGTTGCATTAAAGCTAATTTCTTTTCAGCTACTAATAATCTATTGTAAAGTTCAAATCCACCCCAAAGGCCACCTATAAGAGTTCCTATTAAAGGGAGAATCAAAAGTAGTTTAGAACCACTTGCTTTAACTCCCGCTACTTCTATTTCAGCCATTTTAATTCTCCTTATTGTTTATACTGACTATTTATCATTTCTTGTAATTTCTTTTGCGTTTTACCCGCCATCATATAAAAACTGAATTTATTATCATCTATTTTATTATCTTTATATAATGTTTTAGATATATACCAATCATCTCTATCAGATAATTGTGCTTGTCCAGTATAATCTGAAAATCCTGAGCTATACCCTATGTACGCAACTGTTGCTGTTTGATCTACATCAAACCCACCACCTTCTTGTACAGTATCTAATTGTGTTTGTAAGTTCTGTGCTGCTACTTGTGAACCCACTCTATCAGCTAATGATTCTACAGCTGATGATACTTGTTGTTCACTAACAGTTGGTGGTGCTATATCAAACTTAGCAAAACTTGGAGCTTGATTTGATAAAAACTGGCCAATACTTTGTCCTGATCCTAATGCATCATCAAAAGAACTTTCAAAGTTCTGATCTGCTACTGTAAAACTAGAACCATCATCAAAAGTCAATACTTGTTGTTCTTGTTGTTGCTCTTGTTGTTGTTCAGATACTTCAAAAGCTGATACTGCTGGTCCTGCACCAACTACTTCTGCTACTTGTATTTGTGATTGACCTGTTAATTGTTCTTGTTGTTCCATTATTTGTGTATCACCTGTAGATTCTGATATTTGTTGTTGTTGATTACTACTTACCATAGTACCACCACCAGTTGAAAATGAATTACTGTCAAAACTTCCACCTGTTGTACTACCTGAGCCATCATCTAATTGTTCTTGTAAGACATCTGCTACTGTTGATTGATCTTGTTGTGTACCACCAAAATCTATTGCTGATACAACTGCCTGTGAACTACTAGGAGCTGAATCTTGAGATACAGCCTGTTGTATTGTTTGTTGTTCTTGTTGTACTTGCTGTTGAGCTATCATTATAGTACTTTTCTTTTCTCTTTGATTATTGGATCCTGAGTCATTACTGTCATCGCCTTCTTCATCAAACAGTTCTTCTTCTTGAGCTTCTTCAAAAAATTCTTCTTCACGATCCTCATTAATAAGTTCTTCTAATTCTTCCTCATTAATAAGTTCTTCAAAGGCTTCATCTTCTTCTATGTAAAGTTCTTCCTCTTCATAAGTTTCTTCAAATTCTTCAAAGACTTCCTCTTCTTGAGTTTCTAATGCTTCTAATTCATAATCTTCTAATACTTCTTCATAGATATCTAATTCTTCATCAGTTGACCATTCTTCTTCTACAAATATCTCTACACCTATTGTTTCTTCTAAAATGTAAATATCATCAACATTTGCATACAAATCTTCTTCCCAATAAGCTTCTTCTACAAATCCTTCTTCATTAAAAGATACTTCTTCTCCCCACCATTCATCAACTTGTTCTTGACCAAATTCTTCTACTTCATAATCATACCAATCAGCATCAGTTTCAAGAGTTTCATAGAAAGCTTCTTCTTCTACCCATGCTAATTCTTGTTCTTCTATCATGGCCATTTCTTCTTCATACATTCTCTGTTCTTCTTGTTGCCACGCTTCTTCTTCTGCAAGCCATATTGCTTCTTGTTCTGCATCATACTCATTCATTCCATCATCAATTTCTGTCCAATATTCTTCTTCTGTTTGATCTCCATAATCAATATAACCTTCATCAGAAAATTGAACATCATTTCCATACCATTCATCAACTTGTTCTTGACCGAATTGTTCTATGTCTAGTGCATACCAATCAGCATCTGTAAATCCTTCACAAGCATTTTGATAACAAGGATCATTAGGGTCTAAGTATTCATCAAATTCTTCATCATACCACATATCATCTTGGGTATAAGCATTACCATATTCATCATATCCATATTCATCTTCATATCCGTATTCATCACTTCCATCATAACCATACAAATCATCATCAGTGGATCCATAAATTGCTTCCCATAAAGCTTCTTCTGCTGCTAATGCTGAATTATAACCATCACATTGACTAGAATATAATGTATCTAAATCACATTGTTGAATTAAGTATGCTGCATCATAACCTGTACATTCTTCATCATACAAAGTATTAATTCCACATTGTTGATTAAAGTAAGCTACTGCATATCCAGAACATGATTCACTATATAATGCGTTAGCAGCACATTCTTGAGCTAAAAGTGCAGCTGCATAACCTGAACACTCTGTACTGTAAAGTGCATTTATAGCACACATCTCTGAAAGTGTACCTGAATATAAAGATCCACCATTTTCAATATCAGGACCACCATATCCTGCTAAATAAGCATCTAAAGTAGCGTAGCCACTTTGTCCATCATTATAGTATAAAAATGTCTCTGTTTCTGAACTACTACCTTGTTCACCTATAACAACATCATGCTGAATAATATCTAATTCTCTGTATCTGTATTCGTATGAATTATTATCGTAAAGGATTGCTTCAAAACTATTACTTGAACTTCTATGATATTCTTTTAAGTAATACCAACCAAAGACAACATAATCACCAAAGTCTTTAAATAACATCTTGGAACTTTGTCCGCCTGATGCTGTTCCTCTAATTAAATCAGTCCAAAAAGGATATAAGGTATAATTTCTATAAGGTAAGGATTGTGGTGTGTAGTCGTTACAGTTTGATGAATTGCCTCCTGAAGAGCCTCCTCTAAGGTTTACACAACCATTGGTTGACATTCTTGCATGCCCCCAAGTTTGTCCCCATCTACTCCATTCCATACCAAGAGATACTTGGGAGGACCATTGATCATCACCTGAATTTAAGTTGGTTGTACCTGACATACTGTAAAGGTCTATAAGGTCTTGACCACCTTCATAGACATAAACACTACTGTCATAACAATTTTGATTGTTAGAACAGCTCGTGTTATTATCAGCTATTGCACTTGTCGTGAATAGACAAGTTACTAGTAGTATTATATATTTAAATTTTCCCATTCTTTAGCACATTGTTTATTTGTTTTTGTTTTTGGAGTTACAATCGAATCAATAGCTCCTACAACATCTTTCTGAATTCTTTCTCTAGTTGGATTAGGTTCAGCTGAACATTGTGCAATAAATGCCTTCTTCTTTTTCTCAAGTGTTTCATTCATCTTATCTTCGGAATCTTTTACAGCTCTTGCAATTCGTTTTTCTTCGGCCTTTTTTGCTGCAGCTTCATCTTTCAATCTTTTCTTTTCAGCTTTCTTTTCAGCTCGTGTCGGTTTCTTTTTATTAGCATATTCTTTAGCATCTGGTCTATCTTTTGAATTTTCTTCCCAAGCTTCAGCTGCTTCACTTCCAATCTTGCCCATGTAAGGACATGGAGTTCCAGCCATTTCCATTGCTTGAAATACTCTTGCATCTTGGCACATTAAAGATACAGCCGCTACCTTCATACCCATATCATAGACTGTTTTAGAAAGTTTAATCCTTTCACAATTCATATCCCTAACGCTTTTACCACCTGATAAACCAAAGACTTGGCCTTGAAAAGCACCGGATACACCAGTGGTACACAAGTCCTGAGAGTAACTAGAGCCGATGGAAGGTGCAATAGCACTAGCAGGCGGAGCCTTGGTAGTAATCTCTTGCTTAATCGTTTGATCGGTTTTATTAATGTTCTCATTTTTATTGGTGTTTTCGTTTTTATTAGTATTATTTGTTGTTACATTACTATCTGATGTACTTGTACTTTCATTTTTATTAACATTTGTATTATTTGATGTGCTATTTGAAGTGTTATTATTATTGTTGGTATTGGTATTATTTGATGTGCTAGTACTATTAACTGTTTGATCTACTGTGCTAGTATTTGTATTTACATTTGTATTGCTAGCTGTTGAATTTACAGTTGAATTATTAGTGTTAGTATTATTACTAGTGCTCGTGCTAGTATTAGTATTTGTATTATTGCTAGTATTATTGCTCGTGCTATTATTTGTATTTACATTTGTATTTACATTGTTGCTTGTGCTAGTATTGACATTAGTATTGCTATTTGTATTAGCATTTGTATTGGTTGAACTACCAGTATAAGTTGTAGCATTTGTATTAGTGTTTGTATTTGTATTAGCATTTGTATTTGTTGCAGTGCTAGTGTTGGTATTTACATTAGTGTTTGCATTAGTGTTGCTATTGGTGTTGGTATTTACATTTGTATTGCTATTTGTATTGGTGCTAGTGTTCGTATTAACATTGGTATTAGCATTAGTATTTGTGCTAGTGTTGGTGTTAGTATTGGTGCTAGTACTTGTGTTAGTATTGGTGCTGGTGTTAGTATTTGTGCTGGTATTGGTGTTAGTATTATTATTGGTATTGGTGTTAGTGCTAGTGCTGGTAGTTGTTTGATTATTATTTTCACAAAACTCCGAGCCTGCAGTACAATCGCCAGTTTGGTCTGCTATCAGCTGTGTTGACCACAAACTTACCGTTAATAGAAACATTGTAAAAATGCCTATCTTTCTCATTTTAGTTCTTCCCCTTACTTGAAATGAAATTTTCTATATACTTGTATTTATAAAAAAAGGCGTGTTAAAACACGCCTTTTTAATTAAAAGTGAAAATAAATTGACTACAATAGAGTTTATATTTTGATCAAAGCCTTCTTAGAGTAGAAGAGCTCTCACACTTTTAAAGTAAAGGATTCTCCACAACCACAATACGCTGACGCGTTTGGGTTTATGAATGTAAATCCTTCGTTGATTATTCCATCAACTTGATAATCCAGTGTCATACCATACAGATATTCAACTGAAGGTTGGTCTATCCAGATACTAAATTTTCCGTAATTTAATTCAATATCATCTTCTTTTGGATCATCTTTAAGATAATCAAAGAGATATTTGAAACCATTGCATCCGGATGATTTCACTCCGATTCTAATATTCTTATTATCGGAAGTCTTTTCTAGAAGTTTTTCTATTGCTTCGTTTGTAAGATCAATGACCATTAAAAGGTCTTTATTCCTCCTTGTACAAAGTCCACAAACCATACACCAATGCTGGCCAAGCTAATAACTTGACTATTGGTGCGGCACAGATAACTAGTAAGCTTACTGCTATAATAGCTGCTCCGTCCCATGATGTTCTTTCAGCCAATCTGGCCTTGATAAAGTCTATCATATTTTTTCCTCTATTTTTAGTTAGGTATATTTATTTATATAAAACATTATTTCCATATTGATCTATCAAATAGTGCATTTAAAAATTTTTCTGTTGGACTTTCTTTTGATATTTTTTCTATACCAGCAAGGCCTACAGCTGCGTTTACTTCTAAACAATATGGTAATTCTTTCTCTCTATCTTTAGCTGGAATAAAATCAATTCCCGCTAATTTTGTTTTTGTAATCTTTGCTATTCTTATAGCTTCAGAAATTTCTAATTCTGTTGGTTCAAAAGGTTGCATTTCTGCTCCTAATGAAACATTACTTCTTGCATCATCTGACATAACATTTCTTCTCATAGCACCGATTATTTCACCATTAAATACAATAATTCTAATATCATATTTTATTGGAATAAATTCTTGAATGATAAGCGCTATATATTTATTATAAAGATGTAACATTTGAACCATAGCTTTTAATGATCTCATACTCTCTACAATAACAACTCCAACTCCTGTTTGAGTTCCTGTTGATGCTTTTAAAATAATTGGAAACTTAGTGTCTAATTGTTCAAAAGCATGTTCTGCACCATCAGAATGTACTATTGGTGCTGTTTTGGGTGTTCTAACATTATGTTGTAAAAATTTTAAATAAGTAAGATATTTACTAGTACATATATCTCTAGCGTCTAAAGAATTTAAAATAAAATATCCTTCTGCTTCAAATTCTTTAATCATATCATACCAATAACGACTATTAGTTAATCCTGCAGTTCCAAGACCTCTCGGCATTATTATAGTATCTTCTGGACTACATTCAAAAGGTTTTTGATATTCAAGTTTATCTTGATCTGGAGTAGGTAATTTAACTTGATTCGTTTCCTTATCCATTGGAAAAGCATATATTAATCTTTTATCACCTTTCTTTTCTGTATGCATACCAACAAAATCACCGATAAAAGTTTTAATTCCAAGTTTTTCAGCTCTATCTGCAAGAAGGCGTGAATCAGACTTCGGTTGAGATATATCTCTAGTTTGAGCACCTGTATGAACTAATAACGCTATTTTATAAGGTTTGCCTTTTTCTTCTGTAAATGAACTAAACTTTTCCACTAATCCGTACCTTCTCCTTTCACATCATATTCAATACTTTCAACACCATCTTTATATACATCTAATTCCAGTGCTTCAATTCTTTTCATCATCAAAGGATAATCTTTTTCAAACTTTGATTGTTTCTTCATAATTTCTATATCATATTTTTCAGCTATATAATCTAAAAACTGATCTATACGATTTTGAAAATATATTCCAATTTTAGTACTTGCATACCATTTATAAAACTGACTACCTAAAACAGCTGAAACAATACTTCTAATTAAAAACCAATACATAAGTATTATTTATGGTGAATTGAAGCTGCCTCTAAGTGAAAAATGTAATCTTCTATGTTATGATCAGATATTAAATCTAATCTTCCTTTAAATATAGTTTTTAATAAACTCCAACCTTTATCGCGAATTCTTTCTGAACTCCAACGACCAAGATTGGTTATTTCACCTGTTGATTTAATATAATGACATTTTCCTGTGTGTCTCCATCTAAAAAATGTAGGAACACAAGGAACAACATCATTATTATTAACGAATCTTTGATGATTCAAATGCTTGTCGCACCATGCTCTAAATTTAGGACCACCAGCTCTTGGTGAACCATAAGTGTACAATGTATCAACATCATATCCACCAGCAAATTCTAATCTCTGTGCTAGTATAGTGGCCATTGCACCGCCCAATGAATGACCTGTTACCCAAATCTTTCTATCTTCATGTAGTTTAACTCTTGCTTCAACCAAGCCATAAATTTTATCTACTTCTTCTTTAAAGCCTTGATGTATCTTTGTACCTGTTACTGAATCAGATTTAAATACTTCTAAATCTGCCATAATATCATTCATTTCTCCGGGTTGAGTACCACGACATGATATTATTAAATCATAATCATCATAAAAAATATAAACTTGAGCTCCTTTAACATCAAAAAATTCTGTTTTAGGATACCCTTCTAATTTAGCTCCTTCACGAGCTTCTTTAATATTTTTATAAGCATACTTCGCAAATCTTGCGAACATTGCTCTTTTTTCTGTTTCGTGTTTTAATTCGATCATTTAGCTGTCCCAATGTTGTACTTAGCGACTAGGTTCCACTCATCTTTTTCTTTGTGTGGTAGAACTTTAATCTGACTCATTGGGGCTAAAGGCTCTTGGGCTTGGGATGCATTGACTATGGAAAGTAATTCCCATTCTTCTAATAATCTAGAAATTGCGTTTCTTCTAGCTATATCGTTTTCTGTTATTGATGATTCTTTTCCGTCTAATGCGAATAATTCTTTAAAATGAACCAGATAGTATCTACCTCTTTTGTGAAGAATATGACAAGATTGATATAGCGTTTTATCTTTTCTAGACGCTACTCCTATTCTTGTTAATGTTTCTCTAATTTTTAGAAAATCATCATTTTCTTTGAAAGAGATTTCTAACATATTATCTATGTCATAACTCATTTCACTCCACCTTTATTCATTTTTTTCCTCAGTATCGCGATATTATTTTCTGATAAAATATTTAAATATTCTTCTGCCTTTGCTCGAGATACTTGGTAGTATTCCATAACGATTTTCAAATCGTCAATCTTTAACGGTTTTTGCCATTTGGCAAATCGTTTTCTTTTTCTAATTGTATTTAGTAAATAGTGATATTGTAAACGGACTTCTAGTTCAAATCTACGGTTCATTTCATTGGCATAAAGAATACAATCTTGATAATAAGAAAGTGCTCGATTAACTAAAAAAGATTCATACTCTGACTTATTTAAGTCATTCATAATATCTTGTTTAGTGTAAGTTATAGATTTGACAAAATCAAACGGATTCATCTAATGTCTCCCATGGAAAAACAATCCAGGAACCATCATGTATATTAGCACAAGAAACATTAAGATCATTATCTTTTCCGAAAAGACAAAAACCCTGAATTTTATTTATAGAAGGGTGTGATAAAAATTTTATTACCCTATTCATAGTATAACCCGAATCGTAGATATCGTCAACAACTAAAATGTTTGTTGTGTCTTTTTTTAAACCACCTTTTCTACAGATCATATAAGGTTCTTTATCTTTACCGTCTCTTGTTTGAAATCCTACTATTGACATAGGTACTTCAAAAACATTTGATATATGGGCCGCCATTCCTAAGCTACCTCTATATATTCCAACCACATGATTAAATTCTAAAGCTTTAACTTCTTTCATATCATGTGCATAATCATGCCAATCATAATAAATTTTATCATATTTTCTATACATCTAACCTACTCGGCCAATATTCTCTCACTTTTTGTGGAGCTCTTTGTCTTGGCAACCAATATTTTGTAAATTCTTCATAATTATTAATACTAGATAATCCTGTTTCATCATGTGGTTTAACTTTTCTTCTATTTAATTCGTCCATAAAATGTTGAACTGTATTTGTAACCCAATACCAAACTAATAATCTGTAAGCATCTTCTCCACCTGGTCTAATAAATTTTCTCTCTTTTTCTTTATTATGAATAGACCATTTTGTTGATTCATTAATAATAAAATCAGAATCAGTTACACCGAACTCAGCAAAAGCTTCTGAATGATCATTTAAAATATCATCTATTACAGGTCTTAAATCATTCTCTACAATATCTTGTAATAATTTCTTTGATCTAAACGGAGCCTCTAGTGTAATTTGTTTGTAATTCTTATCTCTATATCTTGAGAAAAACCAAGATGATGCGTGTGAACTAGAATCATAAGATAAGTTATCTATGAAATCAAAGTACCTAGGAGACACTATAAACGGCATGAGAGCATTTGGATTGCCTACGCCTAGTAAATGTATGTTCTTTCTTAAAGAATCGGGTACTTGATACTCTCTTGCGGCATATATCATTTCCATTCTATGAGCGAAATGATTACCATTACATTGTGAACCAAGAGAAATTCCTGTACACATTGTTTCTATTTCTTCATCATCTAATCCATCACAAATAACTTCAATATATTTTCTCCAAGAATCTACATCTTGACCTTGTGAGATTAACATAATCTTAGCTCTAGAATTTTCTTTCTTGAAAACTTCTATTTGTCTTTTAACATTATCTCTAGTAGCTATAGCTGTCTTTTCTAAATCTTCTCTAACAAATCTTCGACCAGTTATATCAGCTTTCATTGAATTACCACCAGTCAAATTTAAATCATACTCAATAGGTATTTCATCAAATATCATAGCAACATCACAATACTTAGCTTGATGATGATAAATTTTATCTTTTACTTCTGGTGTAATTCCACTTTTCATTCTAGCGAGTTGTAATCCACCTGAATCAGCAAATATTCTATGCCAACTATGATTCATAGTATCGTTCATAGTTACACCATGCGTTCTTTCAGTATGAGCATTAAAGAGTATAGACATATTCTGATAATCATATTTCTCATTCATATCTATAATCTTTTGATTCATGTGATGAATGTATGGAGCTGCAACTTTGGGATTATAATAGAGATCATCTATTCCCATTGTTAGTCCTGATATTACATATTCAAATTTCATTGACTTGCCAACACCATAAATTCATTTCTAAGTTTTGCGATATCATAAAATCCACCACCAAGTTTTGAAGTTGTCATACCTGAATTTTGATCATGTATTCCTCTTGACTTAACGCATAAATGTTCTGCTTGCATTAAGACAGCAATATCTGATGTTTTTAAAATATATTCTAAAGCATAGAATACCTGTTCATTTAATCTCTCTTGAACTTGTGGCCTTCTAGCAAAGAAGTTTACAATTCTATTTAATTTTGATAATCCAACTACTTTACCATTTGGAATATAAGCTACTTGAGCTAATCCATGAAAATTTACAAAATGATGTTCGCACATTGAATGAAATGTAATATCTTTTTGTAAGACCATTTGATTGTATCCCATTTTATTGTCAAATACTGTGACTGCAGGAAATTTATTATAATCTAACCCAGCACATAATTCGTCAATATACATTTTAGCAACTCTTTCAGCTGATCCACTAATTGAATCATCTTGAGTATCAAGTCCTAAAACTTCAATAATTGTTCTCATATTAGCTCTAATTAAATCTATTTTTTCTTCACGATCTAATTTAACATCAACTATAGGTGTTTCAACACCTTTCTTAATAAGATATTTTCTAACTTCATATCCTAATTTTTTATCTGTTTTCATAATTTAAATTCCCTTGTTCTTAATAAATGATTTGCTTGTGTTTGATAATGATCAAGTAATGTGTGTTTCGGTGTTTTATCTAAAGCATCTACAATATCTTGATCTTCTTTTCCTCGATAACCACCATTAAAAATTTGTAATAAAATTTCATCTAACCATGGAGCTTCCCATGGAACTTTTTGCCAATACTCAATTCCTGTCATAATTCCATTATTTTCTAATGCTACCCATTTTCTAAAACAGGCTTTACAATGTCCACAATGTTTTTCTTCTCCTTCATAACAAGAATATGATTGTAATAATTCTTCTGCCGTTCCACCTTTAAGTAAATATTCATCAACTAAATCTGTTTTAGTTCTATCTTTAAAAGGAGAACTTATTGTAAAGTTTCTTTCTTCTGTCCAATGTTGTTCTTGCCACATATGGTTTAATAATGTCTCCATATGACCATAAAAGGCTTCATCTTTGTCGAATGATCTATCTCCATGAACAGAACCTAACCATATTGTTTCTCCATAATGAGAAGCTAACAATATAAGATATGCGTTTCTATTTGGAACTATAGCATCATCTCTTTCATAATCTCTTAAATTAAGAACATCATTAAGATAAATAATATCTTTGCCTTCTTCATATACAGATTCTGGAAATGATTTTCTTTCTCTTTCATCATAAGCTGAATTCGTACTAATATTCAATAAAAGATTTGGTTTAAGTAGATAATCAATCATTAAACTATCCATTCCACCACTATATAAAAGAACAGTTGATCCTCTTACTTTTTCTTTTCCGCTTGTTATCATTTCTGCCATGTTATGTTCCTATCTGATTTCCCCAAATGTAACAATGAACTCTAGCTGATACATTGTATCCTCTGTCCATTGTTTGTTCTGCTATCTTCGCTACATGCTCTTTATTCTGACTTTCTTCTGTAGCACCTACTGGCATTATCCAGATCGGATAACGAACTCCAGAATGTCTGAATGATGCTACTGCATCTTCTATTTCGTCCCAAGATTGATCTGTTCCATTACATACAAATTTTAATTGTCCTTGTGGTTCTTTATTACCTTGATAACCATCAAAATGGCCACATGCATCTTGATATCCTCTTACAATATCAGGACATATTCTATCTTTCTCTCCACTTGTACTCCATATTTTAGGACTTACTGAAAAAAAGTATTCAGTAATTTGACTAGTACTATCGTAGATAATTTGATTTTTCAGTTCATCTTCAATCTTTCTAGTACCATTTGTTTCAAAAGTTACATTCGTTAAATAACCTCTATGATTATCAACTGTAAAATGTTCTCTTAAATGTTTCATAACTTTAACAATATTCTTTTGACCTGCTTTCATCATTGGCTCTCCACCTGTAAAAGCTACATGAGTTCTATTATCATACATTATATCATATAATTGTTTAGCTACTTCCTCTGGCGTTCCTGTTCTTTGAAGTTTCTTAAATCTCTTTGACCAAGAATAAGATGAATCACAACCATAAGAAAATACTGGTAATTCTTCTGGTACTGTAATATCAGTCAAGTCTATTTCTTGATAAGGTAAGACATAAGAATCAGGATCAGTTGGATCATCTTGTCCAAATCCATTACACTCTAAGTTACAACCAAATAGTCTCAACCAAACAGTTGGAACTCCTGTGTAAATACCTTCTCCTTGAATACTTCTAAAAATTTCTGAATATAACATCAATCTATCCACTTACCATCATTTACTAAATGATGAAATCTATGTTTGTAAATAGTAACTAATAACTTAATTAAACTATCTTCTTTATATGTTCCAGCTTTTGTTTCGTAAATCCACATTATAAAGGTAAATCTCCTGATAATATTTCTTTATTGATTTCAACTAATGTTTCAAAATCAATTCTATCTGGATTATCTTGTGGATAATATATAGCACTATTTTTTTCTGCCTCTATATGTTCACTCTCAATAACCCAACATCTACCTTTATATTTTTCTTGAAGAACTGAATCAACATATTCTCCTGTCCATTCAGCTAACCCTTCACTACTGATTAAAGGAAATGTTTGTAATTTACATTGGCCTTGTTCTTCTAATTGTCTAAATGTAGAAACTAAAGGATCGTCAGATTGAAGAATGACTGTATGATCAAACCATTCTTGTAATTGTCTTTTAACATCTTTCAGTCCTCCAAAGTCAACTACAAATCCTTGTCTGTCTAAATTATTACACCCAAATACAAATTTAAATGATCTACAATAGCCATGTAGTAGATAACAGTCTGTATCAGACTTATGGTTACGATAAGCACAAGGACCTATCTCTTTAAAATATTTTGTTGATTTATAAATCATTTTTTTATCTCCATTTTGGACCCTCTATCCATGTAACAAGACAATGGCGTGTTCCCTTTGTAACAGGTGTTACTTCATGCATATAAAATGAAGGAAATATAAGTATCGAGCCTTTCTTTCTACTTTCTTCATAAGGTAATTCGTTTATACCACTTTCAAATCGAAAATCTCCTCCTTCATAATCGTCTGGATCACTCAAATTTATTGTCATTGAGAGTTTTCTATTGAAAGGTCTAGGTAATGTTCCTTCGTCATTTGTTTCAACATCTTGATGCATTACATAGTGTCCTGGTTTCCTTCTCATTTTATCTTTTGAATCAGGATCAGCTGCATGATATGTCGTGAATTGTAAATCATTGATCCACTCTATATCAAAATTATACATATTTCGATTGGCTTCGTAAAAATGTGAGTAACATAGATTAGTCAATGCAATTTCCTTTCTCTTATCAAGACCACGGATTTCACAATTTCTGTAATCTTTTCTAATAACACTATCTGCCAGTTCTGCAGGTATTGGTTCATAATGGTCTAAAATAAACTTAACTAATCCATCACTATCTGGAAATCCATCTGGAATCAGTGCCCAATTACCTAACCATTGTTTTTCGTCACTCATGTTATTTTACACTCCATCATTAACTCTGTTAAACATGCAACCATGTTTACTTCTTGATCAGCTACAAAAGCTGACTTATATGTATAATCACTTAAAATAATAATAGCTTGTGGAATACTATTTTTTTCAAATTTCGTAAAAAAGCTTTCATATATTTTTCTGTATATATTTTGTGGATCATTATGAATATTCATAGCAACCCATTTTCTCATTTTAGAGAATTCCTTCTCTCTGACAAAACTTAACAATTCGTTTAAGTTTTCATCATCTAAATTAGCGAGAATCCCGCTGTCAATTTTTCCTGAAGCTGAGTACTTTTGTATCTCATTCAACATTCTTCGGAAATCGGGGAAGAACTTATTGATTACTTCTACAACTACCTTTTCATTGTAATCCACATTTTCATCATTAAGTATTTGCAGGATTCTCTGAAATATTTGTTGAGCGATCTGTGGTTTTTGAATCGCTTCAATCGTAAAATCCACTACACTACATCTTGAATGCAGTGGCTGTATAATTCTATTTTTATAATTACAAGTAAATATAAATCTACAATTCTTAGAATATTCTTCTATAAATCCTCTAAGAGCAGGTTGTGTTGACTGTGGATTAAGATAATCAGCTTCATCTAAAATAACAATCTTTGGACCACCACTTAAAGATATTGTTGAAGCAAATTGTTTTACTTTAACTCTTAATGTATCAATGTTTCTTTCTTCTGAACCATTGATAAGAACCCAATCAGCTCCTAACTCATTGCATAATGCTTTTGCAACTGTTGTTTTACCAACACCAGCTGTTCCACATAACAGTAAGTTTGGGATTTCGTTATTGTTTACAAAATCTATAAATATCTTTTTTGTTTCTGTTGGTAGAACACAATTAACAATATTTCTAGGTCTGTATTTCTCAACCCATAGAAATTCTTCTCTCATTATTAGGATCCAGTATAATTTGAATCTGGTTCTAATGCTATGAAGTATTCTACAGCTTGTTTCCTATTTGTAAATTGTGCAATACCTTGTGAAGATACAAAGACTGTATAATCACCAGGAATTACTTTGATATTTTCCATTCTAAGAAACATTTCGTAAGTAGAGCCATTACCTTGTGCAACTGTTTTACTAAAGACATTAGAAGTAGAATTCTTTTTATCTTTAACAGTTAAAACAACTGTTGTTCCGTCACTAGACAATACCATATCTGGCAATGATAGTACTGACGAAGCTTTTAGTAATGAATCTAAAACACTTTCATCAATATCAAAAGTAATTTCAGGATCCGGCATGTTAATATCTTTTTGTGGAGATATTACCATTTGTGGATCAGCGTAATAGTATTGAACACTATTATCGCCTTCTGAAACAGTTACTTTTTCTGCATTGAACTCAAAGGTTGGAGTATCAAATAAAGAAACAGCACCTAAGTATTCTGATAGATCATATATTGAATGTTCCTTATCAAAATCTTCCGTTACAATTGCTTTTGCAAAGATGTTTTTCATGGCTGATACAGTTTTAAGTTCGTTTCCTTCCTTAACTGTCAACCCTGAATTGATTGTTGAAAAATTCCTTAGTATATCAAGGGTTTCTGGACTTATATTCATTGGTTTCACTTTCCTCATTATTTAAATTATGCACATGAAGTGCGATTATGCCATAATGTAAAACTTTCATAAGATCGTTTTTATCATAGCCATTTTTTTTACCATAACGCTGAGCATATTTTAAAATGTTTCCTATACAGAAACCTTCTCCATGCCCTCCGTCGATAATAAATTCTGTTGCTTGAAATTTGTTTTTATTATAATGTTGATGATATGTATCAATTATGTATTTCTCTAATTCTTTTTGAACTTTATCTTCACTAAATTTATAATTTATTTTTTCAGCCATATATCTATTATAACAGCAATTGCTGTATTGTCAACTACTAAATGCCTCTAGAGATAAATTCATTTAATTTTCTATATTCATCTTCAACTACTTTGGCATCTTCTAAATCATCTGATTCATCATACTCTGTTGGATGCCAGATTGGTTCTAAATCATCTTGCATTTTTTCTGATTCAGATTTTCTATCGTACTTTGTCTTATCTTTATGCGTACGCGGTTTATGAAATTTATCCATATTTTTTTTTACTGGATTTGTTTTATTTTTCATAATGTTCTCCTAAGAAACTCCCCGCCCTGCTAAACATGCTGAGCGGGAGTTCTAGCAATTTACATAAGTATGCAGTTGTGTAATGAACCCATACCGTGCGGAAGGACGCCAATCGACTCTATTCTAGCTCTACGATTACACGAGCTTTTATTCTTTAAACTTTTCATAACATCTTTGACAAAATTCTGGTAGTGGTTGAATAAACTGTTCAGCATCTAATGAAGGCCTTCCTATCATATCTAATGCTAAATAATATTCAACATCATCTTCAATATATGTTCCACATTTCCAACATTTAGCTGGGCCTGTATGTTTTTCAAATTTTATTGCCATAATTAATAAGTCATTAATCCTGGTGGAAAATGCCACAATACTGTAAAAAAACTATAGATTGAAAGACCTACAAACATTAATATTCTTTGATCTTTCCAAAATACAGTCAACAACATTAATACAATGATGATACTAATATCTGCTATTAATACATTTGTGTAATCGGTTGTCCAAACTAATTCTTTTTTTCCCTCAATCTTCATAATACATTCGTATAGTAAACACTCTTAACAGTGCAACTAAAGTCATACCTACTGTAACAACAATAGATGTTGACAAGGTTGACAATTCTAATATATCAATACAAAGATATAAAAATCCTAAACTGATTGGCCAGTTAATTACTAATCCTGTAAAAACTGTAACAAATGTTTCTTTAGCGGCTTTCCTTTGTTTCTGGTTCATAATATACTACTTCCATAATTTCTTCGAATAGAAGCCTAAAATCTTCTAACTTCAAAAAACTCATGTCTTTTTTCACTTGATGCGTTCTGTACACATTGTATGCATTTTCTAATTGTACTTCTGTATATAAAATCATCTAAAATCCTCTAAAATCTGGTGGGATGGAGCTACTGTCTATACTACAAGAGTAAGATTAAAAGTGGCTCTTTGTATAAGGTTGAGCTCCTGTCCCGTACCCGAGGCTCTATGGCCCCCTATTACATATAAAATCGTCTGTTTTTTCTGGCATTATTGATTGCTTCATAA